CTTGAAGGTGGTGGTGTGATAACTGAACATAATGATATACCTGAAGACAGTAAACATTTATTAGATGGCGAACAGGTGCATATGTTTGATATGTTGAACACATTTAATTTGTGTTTAAATCATGTAAAGTCTTGTTATAGTGTATTTGATAATCAAGTTATGCCAGCCTATGACGGTTGTTTGAGATGGACAAATGTTGGTAAAAAACATTGGGTTGTAAACATGAATAGAAAACCACAATACCAAATTATATGGCAAGGCATTTACAAAAAACAATTTAGACAGTTGGTAATGGAGAATAAATAGTATCATGGCAATAATTAATAAACACTCTACTAAAAAAGTAATCGCAGATAATGAAAATAGTTATTTGTTTAATTACTTAGATTCTCTTGGTTTGGATTTAGAGATGAATAATGATTTTCAAGGTCTAAAAGATTTACTTCAATCAAAAGAAGATTATCCATATGACTTTGATTCTTGTTTTGAACCAACTACATTTTCAGATATTTCAAGTGGATTTGTTTTGTATGTAAAAGATGGCGATAGAGTTGTTGCAACATATTCAGCTAGAAGACAAGACCCCGAAACAATGAAAATGGGATTAAGCAAATATTACTCAGATGTTAAGTATGAAGAGTTGCCTGTGAATTTAAGACCTACTAATCTAAAATATATGTACAGTTCATGTCAATGGGTTGATTCAGAATATTTGGGAAAAAGAATTGGTGTTACTTTAGATTTAATTAAAAAACACATTATTTTTGACAGATATAATTGTGATGTAAATTATGCTATTCATAAAGTTAATGATTCAATGATTACTTATCATAAAAATAAATTATTTTATTCAGACTCAAAATACTTCTTTTCTAAACCAGACGGCAATGTTGGTGGTGCAGGTGGTACAAAAGATATGGATTATAATTTAGCGTGGATTTATAAAAATGCCTTTATCAACAAACTCTCAGAAATTAAAGTCACTTACCCTTAATCCTGACAAATTAACTTCATCTCAAATAGATAAAATTAATAATACAATAAAATCTGTTGTAGATAAAAAGACAGATGAGTATTGGAGAAATTATCAAAATTACGATATAAAGAAACAAACAGCAATTAGTTTAATATTAGATGAAAATAATCTTGTAGCGTTTTCATCAATTGTAAATAAAAAATTTTACGGCGATGGTGTTTATAGAATTTTAAATAGGTATTTGTTAAACGACAATTACAGAGAAAGTGGTGGTAGTAGAACATATTTTGGTGAACATAGATTTTTTGAGATGATACATCAACAATATTTGTATGTACAACAACTCAACCCCAAATTTGTCTTTATGTCCAGACAGAGAAAAAATACTAGGTGGATGAATTGGTATTTTGATAGATTTAACAAGACATACGGTACAGACTTCATTGTGAGTAAAAATCAATATCGAATATGTGATGGTTCTGATTACGATTGTTGTCAGACACTAATTTACCCCAAAGAAATGAAAATACCATTTGAAAAATTAGTATAAATAGTAATAAGGAGATTATTATGAAAACAGTATTAATTGACGGCAAAGAATATGAAGTTGAAACATTGAGTCCAGAATTGCAGAATTACTTAGTGGTAAGACAAGAAATTCAGACTTCAAGAATTAGACATAATATCGAGCTAGAAAAAATTGATGTGTTAACAGCGCATTATAACAAAAAGATTGCAGAATTAGTAAAAAAAGAAGTACCAGAAGAGAACAAATAGATGGCCGCAATAGCAAACCTAACTATAGACCAAGGCGCAACATTTACCTCAGATGTAACTGTTAAAGACGCAAACGGTAATGCGTTTAACTTAACAGGTTATACAGCAGCCGCTAAATTAGCAAAAGGTTTTGCGTCAACTAGAACAAGAACAGACTTCACTACCACGATAGCCGCTGACGCTACAAGTGGTGTAGTTACTTTATCTCTAACAGCCACACAAACAGCTGCCTTGGATGCAGAAAGATATGTGTACGACTTAGAAATTACATCCGGTGCAACTGTGACTAGGGTTATCGAAGGTATTATTACAGTCAGACCACAAGTTACCACTTAATTCAACTCTTTTTTGTTATAAATATACACAAGGAGAGATTAAATGCCTGATATAACAGCTAAGATTAATGTAAATACATCACAAGGACCTCAACAAGTTTCAGTTTCCTTGCCATCGGCTCAGGCTGCACAAAATAGCTCTCTACAATTAAAGTTATTGGGTGATGTAGATACCACTTCCTTAGATGATGGTGCTATATTACAATATAGGTCAAGTGACCAAAAGTTTGTTGCAAGAACAGAAATCGTAACTACAACTGGTACATTGACCCTAAACGCAGGAGCATTTTAGGAGTTTTAAATGGCAACAGTAATTCAGATAAAAAGAAGTTCAGGTACTACAGCCCCAAGTACGCTGAAACTCGGTGAAATTGCTTATACTTATGGAACAGGTACACAAGGAAATAATGGAGATAGATTATTCATTGGTGAGGGCGGTGTTGACGGAAACGGTGACGCAAATAATATTACAGTAATTGGCGGTCAATATTTTACGGACATGTTAGACCATGTCGCTGGTACACTAACAGCTAGTTCAGCACTAACAACAGATTCAAACTTGGCAATCGACCAAGTCATCATAGGTAATAATGCCTCTACTGGTGGTACAGTAAAATTAAACGAAGGTACAAATAACGGCACAAACTTTATTGGTTTGAAAGCTCCTAATGCCGTTACAACTACAACTACATTTACTCTACCAGACGGAGACGGCACAGCAGGCCAATTCTTAAAGACAGACGGCTCAGGTAATTTAGACTTTGCAACTGTAAATCAGTTTATTGATTTAGCAGGTGACACAGGAACAGATACTTACAATACTGCTGAAACATTGACATTTGCTGGTGGTTCAGGAATGTCAACAGTTGTTACAGATAATAATGTTGAAATTCGGGCAACAGCATTAACAAATTCAAACTTATCGGGTACTGCCGGCATTACAAATGCAAACTTAGCAAACTCTACAATTACTTTAGGTTCATCTACTTTAACACTAGGTGCAACTACAACTGATATTGCAGGTATGACTTCACTAGTTGTTGATAGTATTACAATCAACGGCTCAACAATGTCAACGACTGCTAGTAATACAGACATTACTTTATCTCCTCATGGCACAGGCACAGTAAAAGTTCCGAGTGGCTATGAAGACAGAGCAGGATTTACAGACGACTCACTTGCAAACAAAGCTTATGTTGATAATGTTGCACAAGGTTTAGATGTAAAAGGTTCTGTAGTTGTCGCTACAACGGCTAACTTATCAGCAACTTACGACAATGGTACTGCTGGTGTTGGTGCAACTTTAACAAACTCAGGTTCACAAGCAGCTTTCTCAGTTGACGGTATTTCACCTAGTCTTAACGATAGAGTTCTTGTAAAAGACCAAACTAACGCAGCTCATAATGGTATCTACACATTAACAACTGTAGGTACTGGTTCGACAAATTGGGTATTAACAAGAGCGACAGATGTTGACGAACCAGATGAATTCTCAGGTGGTGCTTTCGTATTTGTAGAACAAGGTACAGACGGTGGTGATAACGGTTATGTATTTACACACAACGGCACACCAACTTTTGGTACTACAACTTTTGATGTTGCACAGTTCTCAGGTGCAGGACAAATTACTGCTGGTGCAGCTCTAACAAAAACTGGTAATCAGTTAGATGTTGGTGTTGATGATTCATCTATAGAGGTAAGTTCAGACGCATTAAGAGTTAAAGCATTAGGTATTACAAATGCAATGTTAGCAGGTAGTATTGATGGTGCAAAAATCGAAAACTTTGTGTTTGGTGGTGAAGACAGTACATTAGGTTCTGTAGAAATTGGTAACACAATGGAATTTATCGCAGGCGAAGGTATTACAACGGCTGCTTCAGGCAATCAATTAACTATTCAAGGTGAATTAGCAAGTACATCAAATATTGGTGTTGCTTCGTTTAATTCTGGAAATTTCACAGTTTCTTCAGGTGATGTAACTGTTACGACTATTGATGGAGGTTCATTCTAATGAAAAATTTATGGAAAAAAGTCAAACACTTTTTTGTTTCTGGCATGCCAGCATTAAAAGTAAAAAAAGAACCTGATTTTGATGTAAAAGGTTTAGAGAAAAAAACTAAAGCTGAATTAGAAAAATTAGGTAGAAAAATTGGTATTGAATTAGATAAAAGATTAACAAAAGACAAATTAATTAAACAGATTAAAAAGCATAGTAAATAATGACAACTGTAATTAAACCAAAAAGAACGGAAACAGCATTAGCTATACCGTCAGCGGGTTCGTTAGAAGCTGGCGAATTGGCGATGAATGTTGCTGACGGTAAGTTTTATACAAAAACTACCGGCGGTGTTGTTAAAGAAATTGGTGGTGCAGGTGCTGTTACACTAGACTCTGTAACGACTGCTGGAAATATCACTACCAGCGATATTGTTATGAATGGTGCAAATATTGTTTTTGAAGGTTTTTTAGAAAAT